CAGAGAATAGGATAGAGTTACCACTTAAGGGGTTCCATAGGACGATATGTGATACATTGGAACAGGCGTATTTGGGACAATTACCAAAGGGGATACAGTATGTGGTAGTTAATATGCCACCTCGTACTGGTAAAACTAAGATCCTTGAGGCTCTTTACTGTTGGGGGTTAGCGTATTTTCCAGACTCTATGATGATTCATACGAGTTATTCTGGAGATTTGGCTGAACAGTCGCTTGCATATGTTGCTAGAACCCTACGGGAACCATGGTTTCGTTCGTTATACGGGGATTTGTTGGATGGGCAAAGGGCAGATAGGCTTATTACTAGATTTAACGGTATGGCCTTTGCTGAAGGTGCTAGTGGCTCTCTTACGGGTAAGGGGGCTGGTTTAAAACGAGTTGCTGGGGGTGTTATAGGTATAGATGACCCTGCAAAACCAGATGAGGCTTTAAGTAAGGTAGAATCAGGTAAGGTACGTCAATGGGTAGAAACCACCCTTAAGTCACGTCGCAATTCTGACGAGTATTGTCCTATAATTTTAAACGCTCAAAGGTTAAGTCCAGATGACCTTTGTGGCTATTTGTTAAAGAACTATCCAGACCAGTGTCTTTTGTTAAAATTTCCTGCTTTGGTCAATGATGAATCCATCATACCAGAAACCATATCTACTGAAACCCTACTTGGGTTAAAGAAGACACGTATAGGTAGGTATGTACTCGCTTCGCAGTACCAACAGGAGCCTATAGCTCTTGGCGGTAACCTTATTCAAATTGAGTCACTTCGTAAGCATGATGGTAAGCTATACAACTGGGATGATAAGATACTAACTTGCGATACGGCTATTAAGAAAGGTCAGGGCAATGACTACTATGTGATACAATGCTGGGCTAAGTTTAACCAAAAAGCCTATTTGCTCGACCAAGTAAGGGGAAAATGGACACTTCCAGAGTTTGTACGTGTTGCTGCTGTATTCTATAAGAAACATTGCCAAGAACAGGCTGAGTTTCCAGTTAGTCGATTTATCATAGAAGAGGCAGGTTCTGGTCCAGGTATTATGCAGGCTTTAGGTGAACTTGGCATACCTACTGAAGGTATTACTCGTGTTAAGGATAAAGGTAGCCGTATTAACGATGTTTTACCTTTTGTAGACTCTGGCATGGTATTTATACCAAAAGAAGAAGACGCACCTTGGATACCAGAGTTTCTTATGGAATTATCAGCGTTTACCCAAGACGACACCCATGAGCATGACGACCAAGTAGACGCATTTAGTGATGGTATTAGTCAATTACTAGGAAGTGGATTATCAATTCTTGATGTTTTATGAGATCAAAACATATATCTTTTACGGTTTTAGATATAGCTAAGGCCAAAGGCATAACTCGAAATAAGGTGTATAGAGATATTAAAAAGGCTAAATTCGACCCTTTTAGAATTAGGTCCTTCTCCGCTTATGTCTTGCAAGATAAGCGTAGCAAGGAAAGTGTCGGTTTGATCTAGTCATTCGTACAAAGGATAGTATCTCAGGAGTATGAATAATACTGCATTGGCGTAGTCGCACTACACAGTGTCTGAAGATGAGAGTTCGAGCCTCTCATGGCTAAATCAATAAATTATGAACACATACTCAAATCAAACATACGACGTTAATCACACCTATAATCCAGATAATCCTCCCACCTACGCTACAGATGGTCAGTCAGTATTTACCCTCAATGGCGATAACTGTCCTGCTACATTTGAAAGCTGTACGTTTGATGGTGGTACTGTTCATTGGGGTTTTAAATCAACCGCCAGTTTAGAATCTAATGGTTGTACACCATTAGTTACAAACACCGTAGTATTCAATAACTGCACTTTTAAAGACGGTATTGAGCGAGCGTATGACCAAGTTAGAGGTGGTAATGTAATCTTTAACAACTGTAAGTGGGTTAACACTGGCGTTGCTCGTAAACGTGTTACCAATGCTTTTACAGATTTAAGTCAGATGTGCGATGCTGGTTTTAAAGCTGGCGTTTGGAATGTAGAGTTTAACTACTGCCAGATTAACGATGTATTGTTAGGTGACTATACAATCTACGATCAAATTGTACGTCCTAAGACTCGTGGTATTAGTTTTAATAACTGCACCAATCCTAATGGAGGGCCTATCTTCGTTCGTGGGTGGTATGCCGATTCACACACCATCTGGTCGCAAAATACTAACTTAAGTATTAATATACATCCAGAAGCAGCTACTTATGCTTATTTTCAATATAACATCCACTTTGGAGATAATCGTAAGAATATACCTGGTGAGTTTGTAATCACACCAGTTGAATATTCCGCAGTAACTAATCCGTTTGCTACGCAGGTTACGCCACCTGCAAGTCACGTATCTGTTGCTTCACAAGCTTAATTATTATCACCAACTCGCTCCTTATGGAGAGCCATTTGGAGCTTTAAGTTGGTATCGTTTAATCGCTCAGTTAATTCCATTAGCTGGGCATTAAGCTTTAGATAATCTGTAAAACCTATGTGTCCACATTGGCATTTGGTGTCTAACCATGCCTTACCACCTAGCTTTCTCCAGCGATACGATAGATAATAGTCTTCAGTAATATAGCGTGGGTAGGTTGTATTCCACCATTTGTCATCTACGACACCCATCGAGAATACATCATGGAATATATCGTTTTTAACAAAATCTCCGTAGTCTTCGTCTGAATGGTAGGCAATAGATGGATTGTTGATAATGATTTCATCAATCATTTTCATAGTATGTAGCAAGAATCCAGTGCCTAAATGTAGCATAGGGGCTAAATCACCCATATAATCACCAGGTATTTGCTCTCCTACCCAAGTTAGTGGTATTTGTTTTTTAGGGTATGCACCGCCAACTAAATCTACGTCATGTGATAAAATACGTTCAATTTGGGCTGGTCCACAGTTAATATCGGAGTCAATCCATAGAACTTTACTAGCCTTAGTCTGTCTAGCTAACCAAAGGAGTACATTTCTGGCTTTGGCTACACCAAAACCACCTAATTTACGCACTATAAACTTATAGCCAGCTACCTCATTTGTACTGAGATATGAAAGAATCTGAGCAGTTTCCCACCTTAATTCTCCACTCATAGGAACGCCTACAAATACGAGTTTTGGGTCTCTGTTCGGTTCTAACGTATGTTTACCTAGTATTTTATCATGTGGGATAGTCATATCTTTTTCTTGCTTCAAATTAACCAAAGGTCAATCACAGATTAACGTGATCTCTTTATGCGCGAACGCCTAACTTCTGTTTTAGATTCTTCTGGTAATCCTACTGCTGAATCCCGTATCAATTCTTTACCAGATATTGGTCAAGACATCGTTAGACAATTCACAGATGAACTCAACTCCATCAAAAAAGAGCAAGATAATATTGAGCGTATAAACAATGCTGGTGGGCAGGGAATGAGTTCGTTAATCAATGGATTAACATTTCAAGGTGAGTTTGCAGGTTATCCATATGGAACCAATCAATTATCTCAAGTAGCTACATTAGCTAATGCTAATGCCTACGTACCACTTTCTCTAAATCGTATCTTACTTAGCTATTCTTACATGACGCAGGGACTGTTTCGAACAGTTACTTGCCAACCAGTAGATGATGCGTTTAGAGGTGGGTTTACAATCAAGACTCCAGAATTAAGTGAAGACGAAGTATTAAAACTTAATCGTGTTATGAGTCGCAACCGCAGTCAGAATGATATGCGGAAAATTGCTAAGACGATTGGTGGATGGGTAAATTATAATGCGTGTGCTAACCTCGCTCGTTCTGATATGTCTGCACTTAAGCATCTTGCTTACTGGGGTAGACTGTATGGTGGATCTGGCCTTGTTATTAATACAGATCAAGACTTTCAAAAAGAATTAGATATTGAAGCTATTAAGGAAGATTCACCGCTAGTATTTATTCCAGCAGATCGTTGGGAACTAGTATTATCTAATTTAAACATTTTTGATTACAAGAATGGTGTACCATACAATTACTATGGTTATCCACTCCATGCTTCTCGTGTAGTTAAGTTCTTATGGGCTGAAGCTCCATCTTATATACGTTTACGTTTACAAGGTTGGGGTATGAGTGAAATTGAACAATGTATCCGTTCAATCAATTCATTCTTAAAGTTTGAAAATCTTATCTTTGAATTACTTGATGAAGCTAAGATAGATGTTTGGAAGATGAAAGGCTTTAACACCGCATTAGCTAGTAGCAATACTACCGCTCGTGTTCAGCAAGCTATCACTCTGTCCAATCAGATGAAGAATTTCCAAAACGCCATTGTTATGGATCGTGAAGATGATTACGATCAAAAGAACCTTGGTGCTATATTTACTGGACTCGCAAGTGTCTGGGAACAACTTCGCTTGAATCTGTGCGCAGCACTCAAAATACCTAAGAACAAATTATTTGGCGAATCGGCTGGTGGTTTCAGTTCAGGCGAAGACGCTTTAGAAAACTACAATTCTACAGTAGAAGCATTACGTGAAGAATTAGAGCCTGCTATATTAGATGTAGTAGAATTACGTTGTCAGCAGTTATTTGGTTTTATGCCAGAAGATGTAGACATTGAATGGCAACCACTACGTGTTCTTACTGGTAACGAAGCTGAAGATGTTAAAGTTAAAAAGCAGCAACGCATTATGGAACGCTTCCAAAATGGTCTTGAGACTGCACAAGAAGCTAGCATCGAACTTAAGAAGGAAGGACTGCTTTCTGTTGACACCGAAGTTTTACGTGGTGAAAGAGATGTCGATCCAATCGTAAACCAAGAATCCTCTGAAGCCAAAAAAGATAAAAATCCCAAAGCAAGTGCTGAAAAAGATTTTGCTAAAAAGGCTGGATCAGAAAAAGCCAAGAAAAAACTTCTTGCCTCAGCTTGATGCAGATAGCCCTCCAACCGATAATACCAAGGGATAGCGATGCTGTTCCAATAGAAAAGGAACTGCGTCATTGGTTCCTAGATGTGGTGTATCAACCTATTTATAATTTACTAGAATCAGACGTTTCTAGACAAAATTATATTGGTATTTCGTATTCAGCTATTACTGAAGCTTTAGAGTCTGGTGAAATACATTACAATGGAACAGTTTTCTATGGAAAATTTAATTCCAAGATTAGCAAAGAAATGCAATCCATTGGAGCTAAATATAATAAAGTTCTAAATGGATATGCTATCAAACAAGGAGATATACCCTATGAACTTCGTGGTAAAATATCTGAATCAAAACAAAAAAGTAAAGAAACGCATAAAAAGCTTCTTGCGTTACTTGGGTTTATCTTCACCAACCTCAAAGAAGTCAAAGAACTAGGACTTTTGTTTGATAAACCAGTTGAAAGTATAGTTGGTATTACACACCAAGCTATTGTTAAAGATTTAAAAAATTTAGAAATAACTGAAGAGACTGAATTTAGCGAACACGTACGACAAGATATACGTATTAAAGTAACAGATAAGCTTCATCAAAATTTAGAAGATAAACTTAAAAACTACACCTTAGACCATGTTGAAAGCCTACATAAAGCAGTAGAAAATAACATGAATGAAGGCAGGCTGGACAAGCTAGAGGGTATAATTAAAGCCCATAATGGTAAGGCTAATCGTATGGCTAACACTATGGCTATACAGGAAACAAATCTACTAATTGCTAATTACGTACAGGAACAAGCAGATGCTTTAGGTTCCCCAGGCTACATTTGGCATACAGTCCTAGATAATAGAGTGCGCCATGACCATAGATTATTAGAAAAACGTCAATTTTCTTGGGATAATCCACCTATTGTTGATAGAGAAACAGGTAGACGTGGACACCCTGGTGAAGACTATAATTGCAGATGTGCTGCTAGGATACTTGTCGCTCTAAATAAGACGCTAAACGCAGCATGAAATCTGAAGAAACTTTAAGTCCAACTCAGCTAAAAGCCCGTTATAAAGCTCTTTTAGATGATATACAACGTGCAGAAAGAAAGCGTGCAAGGCTTGACTCTAGCATAAAAGGACGCAAACAAACATTGAATCGGCTACAATCCCAACTCGCCCTAATTAGCGACTGCGATCCAGCCCTTCCTTCTATGGTTGCAACTAACTGAATCTATCGAGTCTAACACCACGTCACAAGATGATGCTCTCATCTGGAGTGAACGTGTAAATTTGGTTTCATCTGGTAAGCGTTTTAAATGCTACTTTATGGAACCTGGCCTTGTTAATTACAGGGACGTAAAAGGTGGCGATGTAGAGTTAATCAAAAAGGAAGCTATTGATGAGGCACTTGATACCTTAATTGGTTGTCCCCTCACGATTAACCATATTCCTACCACTATTAATGAATTTAGTGATGTAGCTCATGGTTATGTAGACCACGCAGAATACGATGCCGATAAAGGCTGGTTTGTCTGCGAAGGTTCGATTGATACCGAACAAGCCCGTGAAATGATCAGAAAACACAAGGGCGTTAGCGTAGGTACAAAGCTAAACACCAAAGACTTTGGGCCAGGTGGTACTTGGCACAACATTCCCTATGGTAGGGAAATCAAGCGTTTTAAATTTCATCATCTCGCTATTGTTCCGCCGGATCAACGTCCTCGGTTCGAAGATGCGGAAATAAGGTTAAACACTAAACAAAACAATATTATGTTTAAATGGTTCAAATCAGCTGCCTCTTTAGGTAGCAAAGCGGAGCAGGTGAGTGAACTTGCTCCTTCTTCTCGTATCGACATCGGTGACGGGAAATCAGCAACGCTACAAGAAATGGTAGAAGTAGCCCGTGATAATATGTGTCATTCCGTTCATCACGATGACCATATCGAGCATGAAGGTATCCGTTATAACGTAGGTCATTTGATCCACGCTTATAAAACACATCATGGTCATACAGTTCACGCTACTCCAGTAGCATCAGCAACACACATGGGTCATGTCCCAGGATATGATGAAGGTACAAAAGGTCATAACCCTATTGCTGGTATGCACCATCCTCGTGCTAACTCAGAAATGCCTACTAAAGAAGAGGCAAAAGTTCCAGCAACTTCAGAAGCTGAAAAAGTAGCTGAAGATAAAGCTGATGTGCGTGATAACGCAGTAGTAGAAGCAGAACTAAAAGAAAAAGCTGCTAAAGAAGAAGCAGAGCGTGTAAACGCTGCTGCAGTTAAGGAACGCAATAATGCTTCCTTCAAATCACTTGCAGAAGCTCAACTCAAGAAGAGCTTCGACTCTGTGTCTCGTTTGAATAGTTCCGGCTCGATCAACGACCGGCTTGCGCGTGGTAAGAACCTCTTTGGTTCGAACTCAGCCAAGAACTGATAACAACAATAAAATAATAAAAATACCATGAGCCAATACTCGCTCAATCAAAACCAGTTCACACAAGCTCCGGTTATCGGTCAGGTTGCTTTCCAGCCGAACGTCGATACCGAAACTTGTCAAATCAACCCAAACACAACTGCTTCATACATCCAAGCAGGCTGTGCAGTAAAGTTGATTGCTAATGCAGGTCCAGAAATCGTCGTTGACGTTACTTCTGGTCCTTCCGATGGCCCAGTTTATGGTGTCATCTCATACAACGTACGTCAGAATACATACAAAGCTTCTGATCGTGTCGAAGTTGCTTCAACTTCTAACATCATTTATCTGAAATCTTCTGCTGCGATCAATCGTGGTAATCGTGTTTCAGTTACTAACCCAACTACATCAACTAACGACGCTACGGTTGCTTCAGATTCAACTGCTGGTGATTACACGATTGGTTATGCTCTTACTCAAGTAAGTGGTGCTAACCAGTTAATCAAAGTTAAGATCGATGTAGGTTCTAACAGCACAACTGGTCTAGTAACTATCGCTCCCTAATCTTAAATCTTAACTAAGGAAAAATTACCATGAACAGTGTTTTCTATCGCGGCACAGGCCGTACTCTACAGGATCCTTCAGAACTAAAAGCTGGAGAGATCGTTCGCAACAACGAAGTCTGTGAACCACAGTTTCTCAGTTCTCGTAAAACCAGTGGTCTTTCCATCTTTGTTGATGGTGATCATAATTCTGGCGCATTAGACTCACGTCTAAACGCAGTTGGTGATACGGCTGATACAGCAACTGGTTACCAGATCGTAATCGACACTTTAACATACATCAAGAAGCAGCTAACAGAACAAAAGTTCTACACAGTTGCTCCTGCTGATTATATTCCAGTCGTCGTTGGTGATGGTGCTTTCAGCGCAGACATCTTAACAAACCGTACATACGAATTAGCTGATGATTTCTCATCTGGTAACTTACGTACAGGTTCTTCTGATGCTCGTTTAGCTTCTGCTGACGTTGCAGTTGATGGCGTAAGTGCTTATGTCCAAAACTGGGCTAAGGGCATCCAATATTCCATCTTCGATGTTGAACAAGCTCTACGTGCTAACAACTGGGATATTATTGAACGCAAACATCGCGCTCGTAAAAAGAACTGGGACTTAGGTATCCAAAAGATCGCTTTCTTAGGTGATGCTACAGATACACGTATTCCTGGTTTACTCACGAACACAAGCATCAATACAAACACCAGTTTAATTACTGCTCCAATTAGTAGCTTAAACGCTGCTGGTTTACAGACGTTTGTAACGACATTAATCCAAACTTACTTTGCTAATACTAATAGTACAGCAATGCCAAATCGTTTGGTCATTCCTTATGCTGATTGGACAGGTCTTCCTGCTTTAACTCCTGGTACAGTTGGTACATATCCAGTTCCAATAATCCAGTACTTAGAGGAAGCATTTACTCGTGCAGTAGCTCCTATGGAAAAAGAGTTCAAGATTATGCCACTCGCTTATTGCGATGCTGCTAATAATCCAGCAGGACTCCACTACTATATGCTATATCGTGATGATGCAGAATCAGTACGTATGGATATTCCAGTACCATATACAACCACACAACCAAACTCGCTGAACAATTTCTCGTTCGCTGACGTAGGTTATGGTCAGTACACAGGTACAAACGTGTATCGTAATCTAGAAGTCTTACGCTTCCAATACTAATTGGAAGCTAGGATTTAACCTAAACAAATAACAAAATGACAACCGAAACCATTGCGACCCCAACCGTCGTTTCCGCACCAGAAGAAAACCTCGTGCGCATTTATAACAAGAACAAATCTTCATTTGGTTCTTACACCCACGGACAGTATTCCATAAAGGGCACCGACTTTGCGTCGGTCCCTCAATGGTTAGCTGATAAGTGG